TGGGAGATAGAGGACCGATCAGGTCAAAATGTGATGCCAAGAAACACCTCGGTGACCTGTCCATCCACAAAGGACAAACACCTGATGGTATTCCCGTAGTTATGTGGGACTGTATCCAGGAATGCGATGCGGAACGATGCACCGTATATGAGATATGTACCCATGAAAAATCTGGTAAGTGCCGTACCCGTAAAGAATACCTTGACTATGTATATAGACACTTTATCGGTAATGTCCATGCTGAAGATAGCCAGGCACTGTTCAAGATCGGATTCTTGCTGATACCATTATTCAGTCAATTGATAACTTTGAAGATTGCTGGTTATGGTGCCCAGCCCATGTATTTTGATGGTAAAGGTAACTTACGTGTTAACCCTATCTTTAGGGAGGTGCGGGATACATTGCGGCATGTAACCGTTGGTATTGCTGATATCATGAGTAGCTTGGATCTTGGTAAAGGTAAGAATGATGGTGGGGTTGGTAATGACCTGCTTGGTAACAGTGATTATTACGACAACCTGTTTAAAGGGGAAGCCCCTCGGGTGAACCGTAAAATGAGGAATAGAGTATGATACCTGGAATGAGTGGAACATCATCTTGCCGTTGTCTACAATGCCTGTACGACCGTAGTACAGAAACCTATTACCCTTCCGGTTCCACTAATTACGATCCTTGTAGTCGGGCTTATGAACGGGAACCCAAACCTCAACCGAATAACAAGAAAGAGAAACCCTGGCACAAGTTTACCAAACGCCGCCTAGATGGGAGGTACTGTAGGTGAGAAACATTGCCGATTACCGTAACGGTGGAGAAGGGTTTGCCCATTGGGTAGAGGATCACGTTTGCCTTCCAATATATCATGATGGCAGTCCCATACCTGAATGGACTTCCGTAGCTGAAATGAGTACCGATAAGAACCCTAGTACCGGTAGGTCTTATGCTGATATATGGGAAGAACAGAAGCTGGTTGCTCTTGATGCTCTCCGTATGATAGATGGCAAGTTTCTTCACCGATTAATCATATTCTGCTGGATGCGTGGTGAGGGCAAGTCCCTTTTCGCCTGTCTGATTCAGTTATGGAAGTTTTTCTGTTTTCCACGGCAACAGATCATGCTTGGTGCCAATAGTAAGGACCAGGTTAAGTTTGTCCACTTTGATATTATGCGTGACATCATTGTAAACAGTCCACGGTTACTCAATATTATTGGGAGGAGAAATGTCCAAGAAAAGGAAATCAAGCTCCGAGATAGAAGTGGTAATATTGGTTCTTTCATCCGTAGTATTAGTTCCTTTAGTGGTATTGTATCTAATGTGACCGGGTATACATTCTCCGAGATGTTCGATATGAAGAACCCTAAGTTCTTTGTACAGCTGGATGGTAGTATCCGGAATATTCCTAATGCTCTTGGTGTTATTGACAGTACCGTATCCGATAGAACTCATATCCTGTATAAGCTGTACCAGACCTATCAACGTGGTGACGATCCGTCACTTTTCTTCCATTACCGATGCAGTCCTGGGGGTAATTTCAAGGATTACTGGAACCCCCAGATGACCCAAGCCCAGCTAGACTCCTATCGTAACAAGTTCCCTGATGCAGACTTTGCCATGTACTTCAAGAATACATGGGATAGTGGTAGCAAGAAGATCTTTACTCCCGAGTTGATTGAAGCAAGTCATTATGTCGGTTGTGAAGGTGTTTTGGGAATGCATAATACGGTTGTGGAAAGGATTACCGCATTCCATAAAAAGGCTGCCGATCTTCCTGACCATAACAACAAAGAGAATGCAGGTACGGAAACAGAGTTTTCCCATAACTTCTACAAGAAAGACTTGATTCCTGTAAGTAGATTGTATGAATTACAGGACGGATCTAAGCATAACAGGATGATGGATCTGGAAGAACTGGGTAAATTGACCCAATTGTATAAAACTGACTGGGCCGTAGCAGTTGGTATAGATCGGGCAGATCCTTTGAAGATAAACAAGCTGGCAGGGG